ACAATACAGAGAGCATGAAAGATGAGACTTTCAAGCTCAAAGGTGTAGCCGTTTCCCATCGCTGAGAACTTAGCTAAGTGCCAGGTAGAGCCGTCCGGAAGGACGGTTGCCTGAGTTCGGAGGTCATCAAGTACCTCAAACCAGTCAGCCGGAAGGAGCTGACGCACAACCTCAAAGGACACAGTATCACTCGCCTTCGACAAGTCGATAGTAGCGAGACCTAAGCGCAACGCGAGCTGCGCCAGGATCTGGTTCGTTTTCTGCGAATCCAAATTGATACCATCACGCTTCAAACGACGACGAATTAATTCACCGACACCTTTCTGCAGGAAAAGATTCCCTGTAGGCTGGATGTCGATGACGCGCCGTTCCCTAATGGTTTTCTCTACGGTAGTAAGCCGTGAGCACGACACGACATTGAAGTTGTTCCTGAGCGGGCTGTAAGGCCCTTCAGGCATGACTCCGCAGCGTGCCGCAAACCATCCCGTGTCGTACTTAAGGTACGCGCACAGGTACGGGAGAGAAGCAGGTGTGATAGAAATGGACGGCTCAAGGATCTTTTTATCGACTCTGGAGTCTTTACCCTTCAATGAAGAAGTGGCTCCAGGTCCCCACTCGCAGCACTCTGCGAAATCCTCCAAGTTGAACGAGCCCAGGATCCTGCTGATTTGAGTCCGAACGTCCGATAATAGACGTTCAGCCCCGGCGTAGCCGGACAGCAAAAACTTAAGTCGCTCGTTGGTGAATCTCACAAAGGTCTCGGTCTCCTTAAAACCGAGTATCGCTTCGGAAGTGAGTCTGTCGACTTCTTCCTTATTACCCTTAAACTTGCGCAGGTAAGTATACACTGCGTAGTCCTTGGCAAATGCGATAGCTGAGGAGTACTCGGACGGCTTGGGCATCGCGAGATGCCTGGTGCTGTCATTAGAGTACGGGGAATCGACACTGTGGCACAGAAGCTTGAATGCCTCGTGTGCAAGTGATGCTTGATGCATGACTTACCTCGCGATTGTACTTAAATGTACGTGGGTTCGTTGCCGTCGATGTTCGATACAACCATAG